TACAATATTGGAAGAATTTATTTCGCGAGTATCAAATCTTTTGGCAGCTGTAAATGTAAATTGCTTTGTATTAATTGTAGCTGATATAGCTTTACGTGATTTTTTTAATAAATAATATGTTGGATTATTTCCTGAGACTTGATAAACAGTAGCTGTAGTAGGGTTTAAAGAACCAGATGCTGAAAAGTCAATTGGGTCTTCAATTAAAAATTTAATACTACTATTAACATTTGAAGTAATTTGAGTATTTTCAGGAATTAATAAAGCATAGTCATAATCAGGAACATATTCTCCTCCTTCTAATTTAGCAGGAACTTGTTGGTAAAAATCAACCATTGTAGTGGCTACTGTTGTTACTTTAGGTTCATACCCCAAAAGATAAGCCATTTGGTATAAATTTTCCTGCTGTCTTGCTTTTTGTATGAATGTTTCTTGGATTTGGTTATCTAAATAAAATGATAATACATCACCTACATAAGACGCCATTTCCATAAATAACATCCCTGTAGAAGTTTCTGAGAAGTCATTGTATGTGTTAGGAAAATAAGTTTTAGAGTAATTAACTAAAGCATCTCTAAATTGATTAAAATCCTTATCAATATATCTTATATCTCTGTTTAATTTAGCCATTATTGTAGTAATATTTGTATGTCATCAGTTATACCAAAATTTGCTATGGTGTAAGTTAATGAAAAATTTATTTGATTAAAATCAGGTTCATTTAAAAATTTTATTTCTTTTATTGATACTTGAGGAAAATATTTGCCTATATCAGATTGTATAATATTTGATAATTCATCAGTTGTAGTTTCTGTAATATTTTGAAATAATAAATTTCTTAAATCAGCACCAAAATTAGGGTTAAATACCCTTTCTCCTCTATTTGTTAGTAGGTAGTTAATTAAGTTAGATTTAGTTTGATCCCTAACAGTATATGTAGGGTTAAAAACAGCGGGACCATTAAATGGTAAACTAAACCCTACTGCTTTTCTCTCAACGGAGTCAATTGGAAATCTATTACTTAATATTCTAGCCATTTATTATTATTTACCCATTAAACCTGCTATTTGAGACATATCAACTTCTCCTGGGGGTAAGGACCCATTAATTGAATCTCCTCCTTTAGGTTGGAATTTTGGTTGAACTTGAGCTGATGTAAATTGCCCACTCATGTTTCCTAAAATATTTTGATATGCTGATCTTTTTTGTTCAGCAGTCATAGTTGGTTGTTGGGGGTTAACTGTTTCTAAAACTGGGCCTGTTTCGGCTATGGTTGTAACTCTTGGAGTCTTAACAGCTTCCAATAAGATGTCTTTCAATTCTTCCTGAATTGCTTCTCTTACGGATTCTTTAATTAATTTTTTTAATTCTGATGACTTCATTTTTTGTTATAAATATTAAATTATTATTCTTTTTAAACATATTTTGTTCTTAATTGTACCGATGCATTATCTACAGGAGTTCCAAATACAATATCTTCTATACTAATGACAACATTATAATCTCCTAAAGATGGTTCACCTTCTGTATATAGAAATACGGATTGAATTGCTGGGGTTTTATTACTTATAAAATAACTTTTTACTCTTGGGGCTTCTGTAGACCCCGATTTAACACTTGAAACTGTTACTCTATACTTATTCCCAGTATTTGATGTATTTGAAAAACCTGTACTCATTACAAGTTCTAATTTTTGATTTGTTTGGGTTTTTTCAATAGTACCAAATACAAATTTTGGTGCTGTTGATGTTACTGGTATTTTTAATAATTCTGGGGGTATTTTTAATTTAAGTTGTCCCGAAGATTCTCCATCGGATGTTGGTGGTTTATATTGTTCATTATTTAATGATGCCCATCTTACATTTAGTGAATCAATAACTTGTTTTGTTTCTGCTATTAAAGTTTTTATAGAAGTTGTATATGAATATGTTTTTGCATATCTACTATTATAAACAACATAACCTATAAAGGGGTTAAATTGGCTTGAAAAATTTACATTAGTTGCTTTAATTCTTCTTTGAGGTAATGATAAAGTATTAGCAGCATTTTCTTCTAAAACAAATTGCCAATCTTTTGTTGAAAATCCAGGTTTAGCATATTTAAAAGGTTTTGATGAATTTGCTGATAATTGAGATATTAATTCTTCTTCACCTAATATATTTAATGCTGGGTTTGAAAATGTACCCGAAGTTGCTGCTGAGTTATTGACTTCTTGGATTAAATTATTTTTTTCTTGTTGTGTCATCTCACCCCCATCTTCTCCGCCAGTTTGAGCTATTTCATCAATACACCCCGTTATTAAAAAATCTAATTGGGATAAATTAGTAATAGCTTTATCAACAACACTAGTAATGGTTTTAGCTGCTGTTGGTACTGCCTGTACAGCTCCTTTAGCCTCTCTTAAAACTATTGCTAGTGAATCTAAAGAATCTGAGAGTTTTGTAATGATATTTATAGGAATACCTACACCCCCAGAAGGTGGGATTATTGCTGTAGGAACAGGAATACTTTTTATAACACTAACAGCTCCTTGAACTGCTGAAATTGTATCACTAGTAATATCTGCACTTTTTTGAACGGTAGTAAATACTTGTAAAACTTGATCTAATCCCTCTTGTAATTGGTTTTTTTGTTGTACTATTTTTAATATTTCTGCCTTTGGAGGACAACCTTCCTTAAATTTACTAATCAAAAAGTCAACAGATAGTTCTAGTTTAGATGTACTTTGAACTACCTTAATAACTGCTTTATTAATTACTTTATTTAACGGATTCATTATTTAGATTTACTTACTTTAGATTTATAAACTTCAATTCTGTTAAGCATATTTTGAGCTTTGATAACAGTATCTGTAGCTGGTGCTGTTATAGCTCCATTTAAAGGTCCTGGTCCTGGTGATGCTATGGGTGTTGTTAAAGCATTACTTAAACTAACTAAAGATACTAATAATTTGTTTAAATCATCTAGGAATGTATCCCCTAATATTACAGGTTCAGTTGCATTTTTATCACCTAAATATATTTCAGGAGATGCTACAATGGTTTTTGGTGAATCAATATTTACACTATTAAGAGAATTTAAATTGATAGTATCAAAAGATGATAAGAGGATTGAGTCTGTTTTTGAATTAAAAACTATACGTCCTGAATTTAATATTATTTGTTCTCCATCAAATTGATTTAAAGGTGTAGGAGCATTGAAGTATGAACTATATTCTTTACTTGATGCTTCAATAGGGATTTGTTGGGTAGAAGTTAAATAAATACTAGATTTATCTTCATTTATATCTTCTACTTGTGGAATCCATGGATCTCTATCATCATCATGTTGACCATTCCTAATAATAGTAATTGGATCACCATCTACTCCGGAATTTGACCAAGGATTAGAAGGGTTTGAATTAATTATAGTTGAACCAAATCTAACAGAATTACCCCATCTACCTTGATGTATTATATCACCTTCAAATGGTTGTAAATTTCTTACCTCTAACGATTCCTGAAAGGTATCTCCTAGATTAATTTCTGTACTGCCATCTGTAACTCGTCTTACAATACCAGCTTCAGTTTGAATATAATCTTGTTGTTGAGATTCAGGAATAGTATCAGCATATATTCCATCAGGTATAGCATTATGGTGGGCACTATTCCATATATTTAAAGGATTAAAATAATAATATGAAAATGAGTTTACATTACCTTGAATTTGGGAATTAGGTAATTTTACTATGTAAACTATTTCATTTGTAAGGGGAATATTTGATGAGTTTGGATTTAAAGGATATGCTATGGTGTTTGCTGATGAATTTGGGTTTGATTGAGGGTTATTTATATCTTCAAAAAATATAGCACCTATAGTAGCCCACTCACCAAATTTTTTAAAACTATCAGGGTAAGTTGTAGAGTTAGTTATAGCAAATTTTACCCTACCATGGGTAAAAACTTGATTTATATCTTTATTTAAATTAGGAGATGAAAATATCCCTAATCCTACCCCAATTTTTTTAGCCATTCTCTTCCTTACTATTATTTAACTTATCCATTTCAGCTAATAATGCTTCTTTTTCTTCATCTGTTATCCCTAAACCACCCTCATCATTAATATTCGAAAGAGATCTTTGAATAATAGTAGCCATTTTAATTAAAGCCTCATCATTTTTAACTCCAATCTCCATGTATTCTTTTATTAAAGGTACAATAAGAGTTGCATCTCCTATCTCTTGAACTAATGGTTTTAATTCTGATATTAATGCTACTACTTGAGCATCTCGTTTTTTCTGGTTGTTATAAATTTCCTCTAAAATATCTGAGAATGTTTTATTACCAAAAACTTGTGAATCTAATTGTCCCATAATGCTTTTGATTATAAATATGTAAACTTTAAATTATTTTGGCGGGAAGTAACCATGCTCTAAATAGAACATATATTTTTCTTTAAATATAGCATATAGTTTATTAGCTATCTTAGTTATTTTTGGAGTTTTAACATCTACCATTTCACGAATGTAGATATAAAGTGCCTTTTTATTAAATACATCAATAGCATCTCTTTTTCTAAATAATTCTAATATAGCATCAGCTATTGAAGCATCATTACCTTTAGGAAATAAATCATAAATTATATCAGTAACATATTCAGTGTATTGATCTATAAATATAGATAAACGATCTTCATGTTTGTAATTTTTAGTTTCATTTAGATTTTTATTACTAAATTCTTCATGCTCAGTAACAGTACTAATATCTGCTTCACGTTTGCTTGATGTAATAAATGCGGGATCTGATGTGTCTAATTGTGAATAATGATTAAGATCAGATATGGCGATATTTTTTATTTTATTACCATAATTTTTGGTATTATACACTATTAACCAACGCTTTACAATAGTACCAAAATATGAATATGCTTTAGCTCCATTTTCAGGGTTAAATAAGTGTATTTTACTTAAAAGGAATACAATTATTTCATGTTGTAAATCCTCTAAATTTTCAACACCATCTGTATAATAAAATTTGAAAGTGTGGATTATATTTTCTGTGAGTTTATAAAATGGCCAATGGATGTGGTCTTGGTATAATTCACTTCGTTCTAACTCATTAGTAGAATTATTGTATTTAACAATAGCTGCTTCTGTTTCTTTTGTGAAATATACCCTTCCCTGCTTTTGGGATTTTTTTCTCTTTATTATATAATCCATGAATTATTTTTCTCCTTTTAACTGAAAATCATTTAAGATTGATTGGATTTGTTTTATTTGTTTGAAGAAAAATCCTACTTCATCATCAGATTCGAATGAACCCTTGATATCTATCTTTTTAACTCTTTCATCTGCTACCTCTATTACTCTAGATATTTTATCTAAATATTCAAGGTAACCTACTACAATATCTTCTGCCCTTTCATTTTTCTTAAGTAAATTAATAGTTGTATATCCTAAAATTAGGACTATAAAACTTAAAACTGAAATAAGTATTGTTGTTGTTGTAATTTCCATTATAATTTATCAAAAATGTTTTTTAAACCTTCACTTTGAATAGAACCTAAAGCCTTATTTTTAGTTGAAGTTTTCTTTACACCATCTAATGTAAAATTCTTTTTACTAGCATCCACGTTATTTTTGAACTTAGGTAACCATTCAACCTCAAATTCAATTCTTGCGGCCATCATATCTGCTTGATGTAATATATAAGGTAAAGATGTACGAGGCTTTTGCTCTGGCATAAATCCTTTTAAATATTTGTCATTTGCTGAGTCATATAAACCATCATGTGTTTGAATCGCCATCATTTCATTAAATGTATATTTAAT